TCATTAAAAATTGGAGTATTTCGGTAGATTGTCATACTGCCGCTACCGCTCCAACTGGTAGTTTTATTACCCTGGCCGGTTTGCCCCAAAATAGAAACTTTTTTCTTTTCTTTATCAAATTTGGCTTCAAATTTTTTCCCTTGCATTAGTTTGTAACGATTACCTTCAATTGTTACAAAGCATTCTGCCAGTTTCGCGCTTACAGCATCTTTAGCAAGCATTACATTGGGCATTTATGTCCCCTCCTTTCTTACTTGACGAAGACGGTCATGTATAATTTGGTCATGCAATTCACCGGCATAACCGGATCTGTTACCATAACTGATTTTTTGTCATTACCTTTTTCCACTGTCACATCATCAGGAACAAAATCTTCAATGGCTTGGATTCCCTCTAAATCCTGGTGATATTTCACAAGATCATTCCAGAATGAAATTCGACCGGCAGCATTATTTTGCACCTTACCAAGATATTGTGTATTAAACAGTACCGCAATGTCATTACCGATCTGGTCAAGAACCCGCATAGTTTGATTACTATTAAAATTAATATTCTTGTCAACGGTAACGCTGGTAAAGGTGTTGATATCATCCAATACATGAACTTCGTCCCCTACCTTATGAAACATAAGCTGCCCTGCTTTCATGGCGCTTTCAAGTGCAGTCTGTTTATAATCAACAAAGATAGTAAACTCACCGTCATATGTTTTATTGGTAACAGATTTATTTACCGCGCAACTGGCTTCTGTTCCAACCAGCCAGTACACTGCCGAAGATTCCGGCCAGCCAGCATCAAGGGTTATGTTCTTAATGTCAATTACGCCTTCGTAATCCGCGCCCTCATACCCATGAATAACCGTTTGGAACTTTGCACCCACTTCATCCCGCATCCGTTTGGTGAATTGGATATACAAATCTTTGATTGTTTTTTCCGTAGACAGGCACCCTAATGTATTGAACTTATAGGCTTCAATTTTGTCTAGGAAAGTTTGATATTGCGCCCCGGTGATTGTTGTTCCATTGGTGCCGCCTGTAAGCGGTGTAGCTGCCGTTGGTGCAAGTGTTGCATTAGTCTTAAAGGTAACGTAATCGTTAGCCGCCAAATCAGCGGCAGCAGCCGCCGTCTGCAAATCAACAACGGTATTATCAAGTAAAGTAGAAACATCAAAATTGTCTTCATCATCAATGTTAACAGCGACAACAATTTTTATATCATTGCCCCGAACACCGCCGTATTTGGCAGTGGCAAAGATATTTTGTGCTTTAACTGCACCATTGTTCAATTTATATAAATAGCCGGTTTTAAGATTCTTGAACAAATCACGCAAGCCTTTTAATTTTTCATGGGTATAATCATAGCCGAAAATCTTCTGTGATTTTGTTTCAAAATCAGCATTTTCAACCGTGAATACTTCACCATCCGGCCCCCAATCCAACTCCATAGCCATAGCACCATAGCCCCGATCAGACAGTGTTGCGGAAGCTCTGGCAAGGGAAACGAAATTGATATAGCTTCCCGGCAAAGTCTTATTTTGTACTAAAAACGTACCGCCACCTAATGCCAAGTTATTTCACCCCCTTCTTCATAAACTCATCGATCAGTTTTTCCACTTCGGCATGAGCATACGACTTATCATCAGTTAACAACACGTTTAGTAAGTCACGCCGTTCCGCATACTTTTTCGAACTAACGATTTGTTCTTTGGTAAAAGCCGCTTTTTCTTTAAGCGTCACTTCTTCATCAGCCACTGGTTTTCACCCTTTCAACTTTTTTTAAGAAATGATTCAATAAATAGCTCTTCCATCATCGGATATTCTTCGCGAATAAACAAATACCGGCTATCCCACTTTAACGTCAGCTGCACTACGCCTTCGTCCAGTGGTTTGGTTTGAATGTTAAGGTTTATTTGCATATACTCGCCTGTTAGCTCTCCGTCCAATTTGATGATCGGAATTATGCCTCTGATTCGCCGAAGTTCCTCCGCAATGCTATGAGCTGCCTGATGAGCTTGTTGCGTTTTCGCAGCAAATACTTTAACGAACAATTGATAGGTATTCCGATAAGTACTAACAGTGTCCGCGGAGCTCAAAATAATCGGCGACGGGAAGTACATGTTCGGAAGAATCATGTCTTGCGGTATTCGCTCAGAATAGATTTTAACCGGATTTTTGTTATAGCAGAATTTCATAATGCTACCGATTTCGTCTTGAATCATTCCCGTCACCCCTACAATTCTTCAAGCCACTTTCTCACTTTTCTTTCCATAGACGCAGCTACTATTTTCTCAAAGATAGCTATGGATATGTCAAAATAATGGTAGCCTTCCCACCAACGCCCGTTAGCAAGTTGGTGCCCATCATTAACCCACGACGCATACTCTACATTCGTTCCAATCATCAAGGACATGCCTTGATCAGTGATTTCAAAAACGCAGTCACTGTTGCCACGACTAAACGAGTTTAACAGCCTTCGAGTATCAACAACCCTTAGCCTAATAATCTCGTCCTGGACTATACTGATAAACTCCATCCCCAGTGCTTCAAGCCAAATATTATACTGTTTTCGCAAATCTTCATTTGCTGCCTTTTTTAGCTTTTGAGCAAATGCCTTGAGCTCCCTAATATCTACTTTGATATTGCTCTTAGCCATGCGATCACCCTCTTATAGACTTCCTTTGCGACTGACAATTACCTCAATATGGTGGGTCTTAATTCTCCGTGGGATCTGCGCTTTGTACTCAATACCGTCAAAAACCACTTTGTCATTAAGACGAATATCAGTTCCAATAAGGAGATTGACATCAAAACTATGCACAATCTCTGCCCCTGGCTCACCTTGGGTAATGCTTTGATTTTTTTCAGTAAACTTGCAAGGCACATCCGCTAGGTCAGGTGTATCATCATAAAGAAACTCCGTTTCCCCCCGCAGGCCATAACCGGGGGATGTTGAGCTTTCCTGCAAATGGTAGATATCACACTTATCTGTTAACAGCGACCTAAAACTCATAACGCCCTCATCCTGAAACTTACTGGCCTTTTAGGGGCTGGCTTTAGAATATAATCAGCAATTAGCAAGTCAATTGCCGGCCGATTTACGGCTGTTCCATTAGCCAGTGTGTAGCTATAATCACCAAGTCTTTCGGATGTATAGCCCTTGGCAATGGACTCATCTGAATTAATCAGCGCGTAGTATTCGGCCAGCTTTTTTAATGCCAATGTAACTTCTTTAGGCAAAGGTATATATTCTGTTCCGGCAAACTTATGACCGCAACGGCTGAATAGTTCGGTTTCAGCCTGTGTGATATCATTGGCCAGTTTATCAGTCGCCCGATTCTTTACCGCATCAAAGTCAGTATACTCAATAACCTGTTCCGGTGTAATTAAAGGCATTACTCCACCTGCTTTTCAGGCTTTTCGATGTTGGGCTTATGACTCTTTTGTGCAGGCTCTGTCTCTGCTTTTAGATTATTAGCTGCATTTTCAGTGTTACCGGTTGCTTTTTCGTTATTAACAGCATTCTTGGCTTTACTGTTATCTGCTGCCTTTCTCCCGATTTCCTCATCTTTCTTCAGAACTGCAGCTTGTTCCTCGCTAAAATATTGACCGTATGTTGCTATTTCATCATCCGTCAAATCATAGATTTCTCCGGGATAGAAAAAGCGCCCTCCGCCAACATGGAGAACGCCTTTCTCTTGTTTGAGTTTATATTTAATTTTTGCTGCCATTGTGGCACCTCCTATAATTTAGTACCGGTCATCCATGCGACAGCATCGACTTCGCGGACAACGGCATCAAGATATGCAAAAATAATGTGGTAAGTGGCATCCTTAGCTGCGGCAGTAGCGCCATCGCCAGTACGATTGTACCGCAATTCGCGGGTAAACACCGGTTTGAAGTTTTTGAACGGAGTTAGGGCGGCAAAACCACTTTGAAGATTTGCTACCACTTCAACATTGTAGCCAGCAAGTCGGCTCAGTTTGCCTTCCTGCAAAACGGCGTCGCCAAATCCTGTGTTTCGTTGAGTAGCCAAAGAAACAATTTTATCATGCGTTCCCCGGGTCATAAACCACGTGATGTCATCATGTGCATTTTTGTATTTTTCCGGCAACACCTGGATGTGGTTAGTGAAATCAACAATAGTCGGAGCAGCACTTGCCAAATCTGTTTTATTAGGAGAAGCTTTTGCTTTTTTCACAAAGCCGTCAATAATGCTAAGAAATGCAAAATCAGGAGCTTCCGAGTCTGTTGCAGTATCTCCATTAAAAATAAGATCCTGCAGGTCAACACCAAGTTGCTGTTGAAGCATTGCAATGACCGTCTGCTCGATATTCTCATTGCGGGCCTGTTGATTGTACCAAACATCATCGTTTTGCAGCCATTCATCCCAAAACACCTTTTTAACATTATAAGGGATTTGTCCGGGAGTTATCCCACCAACACCGGTAGGGGTATTGGTTTTGGAATGTTCCCGGATTTTTCTCGATCCAACGGAAAGGGTATCAATATTACCAGTGCCGCTGCTTCTGAAAATTGGCTGCAGCCTTTTTAATGTGCCGGCATTGGCAATGGTGTCGATTAAAAACTGATAGGCCTGATCCTGTGGCAGCGTAATATTTAGATCTTTCCGGATGCTGGACATGGCTGCCTCTTTGTTAATTACCTGTTGGTTGCTCATTGTCATTGTTGATTCATCCTCCTAATTAATCAATTATTATTTAAAGTACTCCATGTAACCTTTAGCTACCGGAGTAGTCGCCTGCTGTTCAGTCTCAGCCTGTTTAGCTATCCCCCTGGCAGTCTCGACTTTTTCAAGCCGCTGCGTTAATGGCTCTACAGCTTTGGTTACCGCTTCGGAAACCATCTTGGTTACATCATCGGCAGTTAGCTCCGGTTGTTCTTGCGCCGGTGTTGCTGCTGGTGTAGAATTCTTTTCGACAGCATCCAGCTTAACTACAACAGGTTCAAGAGCTTTTGCAATTCCTTCGCCTACCATCTTTTCAATGTCTTCTTTTTTCACTTCTTCGCCCTCCTCAGAGTCTAATTCAATTAACTTGCCTAATGCCTCATGGGCCGATTTGATTTCAATCATATTGGCGCTAGATATCTTTTTGCCGGCTTTGGCAATGCTTTCTGGTGGTTTGCCAATAGACTTCATGATGTTGTCACCAGAAGATAATATTTCAGTGATAATACTGGAAAACTCAGTGAGTGCCTCTTGGATTTTCGTAGGATCCGTCTCCATATTGCAAGTGCACCGCATCATGCAGGTTGAACATTGACCATCGCAACACCTGTAAAGTACATTCTCCAGCGTATTAAAGGCATTCCAGAAATTACTTTGCTTTATCTTCTCGTTATAGGCATCAGCCATTATTCCTTTTTGTACCGAATTACTACCGGTGCCAAAAAAGTTTTTTAACAACCGCAATAGGCCTGTGGCTTGTTCCGTTTCAGATTTTTCAACATGTTCCACTCGTTCCCCCACACCTCCCATACTAAATCCTGTCAGTTCTCCTTTTTTGATCTCGCCCCAGGTATCATCGTCTGGCACATGAACCGCTATTAACCATGCGCCAGCTTTTATATCCTGTTCACCCAATGCCCCATCTTCCTTGGCGATCCAGCTTTCAACGACTTCAGCCTGACCAGCTACAAAATCATGCTGCTTATCAATGTTGCGATAGTCTTTCAGAAACTGGTGAGCCGATTTTTCGATTTCATCAGCAGCCATAAATTCTCCATGAGCATCAAGTGCATCAGGCTCATAGACTATGCCGGTCACGATCCTCTTTTCTTCATCGACCTTGAGGATAGGAATAGACTTTTCAAAGGTCGGATTTGTCTCAGCCTTAATAATGGCGAATTTCTTTTTGTTGGCCGCTTTGTCCACCAGGGACACGAAGGATATTTGAGCATTTTTAATTTCAGTTGGCAATTCTTATTCACCTCCTTTCAATAAAAAAAGAGACGCTATTTTTTAGCATCTCTCCTCATGTTTCGAACCTTCGCCTGGAATAGCTTTACCTCTAAATACTTCAGAGATAAGTCAAATTTAAGCTGTGGTGTTGGGTCCTTTTTATATTGTTCCTGCATCTGCAAAAATTCTGCCTCGGATTCTTTCACTGTCCTATGTATCTCCAACTCACACATTTCAATATCTTTCGCCAATAGAAATACACCTCCCTCTTACAATCTATTGTAAAGGGATAGAAGGTTAATGAATAGCTAAATAGTACAATTACTTATTATTTTTATGCCAATCATCACTTTTCTTCTTGGCCTTGGCATCCAGTTCTTTCAGCCAAGCATCATCGGCGTCTTTAAGAGCATCATCCCGCAATTTTTCCTTTTCTTCTTTCGATAGCCCGAGTATCTTACTATCAACCTCAGGTCCCATTGTGCAGTGGCAAAGTACCCTTTGTTTGGCTGAAAGTGATGTGTCCCTGGGATACTGCGCCTTTTCTCCACCTACATTAAAAGTTTCATCGACACCGACTACAGTACCATCCAACGCAACATGATCTGGCCGAGGCTTATTTTTCTTCTTGCCTGTGTGCTTCCATTTCTTACCCGTCACTGCTGGAGACTGTCGATATGCCTCATACTGGCTATGACTATTTGCGGTTAAAATTTCAGTGATAGCCGTTGCCCTGGCGCGATTACGAGTAAAGCCAGGCAAGTCTTTCAGCCGTTTAATAGCATCCGAAATGCCTTCTCCATTCTCTACAGCTGCAGTTAAAGCCGCCTCGACTTCCGTATGAGTAGTAAGTTGCATCAGTTTCCCTAGATCTTTCGACCAAGTTGCGATCCAATCAATAGTCTTCTTAGAGAG